AGGCATCTCAAATGTGATTTTTAGATAACAAAACAAAGACAATAAAAGCATCAAAAAAGCCTTTAGTAAAGCTGTTTTCCGCTCTGCTAAAGGCTTTTTGTTTTGGTGCGATCGATGGGACTTGAACCCTAACGAGACCGCCATATAATGCGTGTTGTAGCAATCGTGTCCGGTTTTGTGTCCGGTACTTATTTGAAGCTCTCGTTTATCCTGTCCTCGTACTCTTTTTCCTTGTCTGCAAAGGTGTGCTGGTAAACGTTCTTCAGCATACTTGTAGTACTGTGTCCGGTAAGCTTTATTGCGTAAAGGTCCGGCACGTTCAGGGCAAGCAATGTACTTGCAAAGAAGTGCCTCAGATCATGGAACCTGAACGGCTTTACGCCTGCGTGCTTAACTGCTACCCTGAAGCCGTCCGAGATCCTGTCTATACTTAACTCTATAAGTGGCTTCTTGGCTTTCTTCTGTTTCCGGAGCTCCTCCTGAAGCACTGGAGGAAGCTTAAGCACTCTGTATCCTGCGTAGCTCTTCGGCTGCTTCTCTATGTACTCGTTATCCTTACTCTTTACCAGAGCTTTATTTATAACAATGGTATCGCCTGTAATATCACTCCAGGACAAGGCTCCTATCTCTCCTCTACGTAATCCCAGGAAGGCACCCAGCATAATAGGGAGGCGAAGCTTACGGCCTTCCTCTGTGAACGAGCATACCTCAAGGACCTTGTCTATGTCCTCTCTGTTAGGTATGTACACTTCGGCCTTCTTTTTAGCTGGCACGTTTATGCTGAGTTTCTTAGGCTTGGAGCAATAAGAGTTATATACCTCGGTAAATAATGCTAACTTATTGCGAATGGTCTTAGAACTCAAATTTGAGGCCTCTGCGTTGATTTCCCTCTGCACGTCTTCCTGCGTGATAGCATCCAGTCTCCGGGGCATGATACCCTTAAAGGAGTTATCCCTTATGCTGATGTATGCCCTGATGGTAGAAGGCGACAACACATTAGTCCTTGCCTCAATAAACGACGTGAAGGCTTCAAAAAGTGTAGGATCTGAGGAACTGCTGGCAGTCACAAGCGACAGCTCGTACTCTGCCTTGAGTTTCCGGGCTTTTGCCCTGGCTTCTTTTTCTGTAGGAGCGGACACCCTCCGGTAGATCTCCTTGCCGTCTTCCTTGCCAAGATAGACCTTGCAGGAGTATCCGCCTCGCTTTAGTTTCTTAACTTCCATAGCACACCTCACCAGGTAATGTTATTCTTTAGGAACCCGACGGCTCCGGCAATTAAAACATATAACAAGAGGCATATAGGGAACAGCACTAAAGCAGCGCAGAAGATCATACCAGTTATGGCCTGTATCTTTTTCCCTGTAGTGTTACATCCTTCAGGAAGCTTAAAGAACTCCTTAGCGAGGTCCTTAAAGATTGCTCCTGAGCCTTTAGCAAGCCCTCTGTAGTTATATCGAGATCCTTGCCTGTCTGTAGCTGTGTCTATAATTGTACGTGCAGCTCTGTACTCAACTATTCTTTTCATCATACTTCCTACTGACATAATTACACCTCCAATAACTTCTTTTTAGCCTGGGTAAACTCTTCTTGCGTAAGAGCACCGCTGTTATATAGTTTGGTAAGCCTCTCTAAGGCTTCGAGCATAAACTCTGCTTTTTCCTGTGCCTGATTAACAACCGGCTCTTCAGGAACACTGCCTATAACTTCTCTTGCTATTGCTGCAGCTGGATCTATATAGGTTCTGCCGTCTTCGGGTCTTATTTCAATATCTCCGACCACAAAATATACCGGAGCTACTCCGAGAGCCTTTGCAATCTTCTCGAGGTTATCTATTGGTATTTTCTTTGTTACTCCGTTAACATAACGATTAAGTACCGACCTCGGCAAGCCTGTTCTTTTCTCAAGCTCTGCATAGGTGACTTCTTTATCCTTCATGAGTTTGGCGATCATCTCTCTTACTTCCATTAAGAACACCTCCTAACAAACCCCCTGTAAACATTATATTTAAAATGTTGTGAATTTACAACAAATACTTGTTGACAATTCCAAAATAGGAATGTAATATATAGACATAGTTATTCCTAATATGGAACGCAGAAAGGAGGAACAATGGAAAGAAACGAACTTAGAGCAGAGTGGGTACGTAAAGGTTACTCCAGTATGAGATCCTTTTCTAATGCCCTCGGGATGGGTTACGAGACCTTTAAGGGTAAATATTATGGCAGAACCAGGCTAACTGTGGACGATGTAAAGAAAATGGCCGAGGTACTTAACCTTTCAGCCTTGGATGTTACTCGTATTTTTTTTGGCGACAGCGTTGCAAAATAGGAATATGAAGTACTTAGATCTCGACCAATTAAGCAGCCTGATCTATAGGAGAAGGCGGAAACAGAAAGTAAGCCAGGAACAGCTGGCCTCAAAAATGAGGATACGCAGAGAGACTTACGGAGGCAAAGAGAATGAGCCAGGGAAGCTCACAGTATACGAGCTTAACAGACTGGCCGTGCAGTTAGGAACCAGTGCAGCTGAACTGCTGCAGGAAGCAACAAAGGAGATATAACACAATGGAAACAGCAAGGAGATTACACGAGAAGCACGAACTGCTTAAGGAGAAGCAGCAATATTTAGACAAGTTAGGGATTTTCTTATCACAGACAATGGATATGTTTATCCAGCTCCACATTGACGAGAACGAGTACATACAGGCTCAGGTAAACGGTAATAAGTTTGAGTACTCAGTCTGGGGAGATAGCAATAACGGTATGTTCAGGGACACATTAAGAGCTCTGATCAGAGAGGGATATATGGAGGAGCTTTACTAATGACAGATTACGACTACTGGAAGACAGACCCTGACCACGATTACGCAGGGCAGAGGACATATTTAACACCAGAGGAGGAAGATCTGATACACGAGCTGAGGGAACTCGAAGAGAAAGAAAGCGAGCTTGAGTATCAGCTTGACGAAGTAAGGGACGAGATAGAGGGCATAAGGAAGGAGCTTGGACTATGACAAAGAGAGAAATGATAACAACTGCTATATTCTGTTTTGGTATGGCAGCGCTCGCATATATAGGAGCTTGGCTGCTGTACTTCCTGGTAAAGTAAGAGGCCGTTATCACAACGGCCCTTTACACAACAAATGATTAACACAACGTAATTATTAGGTTACAAGGAGATTATACCACACATGAAGCAAAATACACAACTTACACCCGAGAGGGCAAGAGAATTAATAAAGTACTACAAGGGAGTAGCTTCCCGGACTGAGTACGAATACTACCGCACCAGAGACGAAGGACAGAACGATCTCCACGTCCTCGCTCTGGAGACGATAGAGTACTTACAGCTCGCAGAAGCCTCCCTGTACAACATAGAAGCAAGAAGGAGACTTACAACAGATGATTAACGACGTTTACAAGACACTCAGTGCCCTGAACTTTAAGGGCAAAACAAAGGCCAAAAACGGCCTGACATACTTAAGCTGGGCGACCGCCTGGGGAAAGCTTAAGGAACTGTATCCGGAGGCCTTCAGTACAGTTTATGAGGACCAGAGAGGCCTTAACTACTTTACAGACGGGCTTACCTGTTATGTGAAGGTGGGAGTAACAGTAGAGGGACTGGAGCACATAGAGTACTTGCCTGTTATGGACTATAAAAACAAGAGCATACCTGCTTCAGAAGTAACGAGCATGGATGTCAACAAGGCAATACAGAGAGCTCTTACAAAGGCAATAGCAAGACACGGCTTAGGGCTTTATGTTTACCAGGGAGAGGACATACCGGAGGAACGCCTCTACTGCGAGGAGTGCGGGAAAGAGATCCAGGCTTACGGGAACACTCAGCCGAAGACCATAGCAAACGCTTCGCTTAAGAAGTTTGGTCTGCAGCTCTGCACAAGGTGTGCGACGATCTACGCAAAGAAGCAGGAGCTGGGTATAGAGGACGGCGGTATCGCAAACAGCGACCAGGACGAGGAATACAAAGGAGTAATAAAGGTAAAGTAAGGAGCAAGTAATGGCAAAAGAGACCTTTATATTAGCTAAAGGACTTATAAGAGCAAAGGAACTGGAGAAGCTTTCCAACGATCAGTTAGGAGAGCTTTTCCGGGAAATCCTGGACTACGCAAACGGCAGGGACCTTAAAGAGCTCAGTGATATGTACCTGCAGTCAAAGTTTGACGACTTCCGGGAGTTTTACGACGAGAACGAGCTCAAGTATCAGGCGAAGGTAGAACGTATAGAGAAGGCGAGAGAGAACAACCCTAATAATAGTACTGATATTAGTACTGATAACAGAACTGAGAACAGTACTGAAAACAGAACTAATAACAGTAGTGTTAATGATAATGTATATGTATATGATAATGATATATCTAATAATGGATATATAAGTAAGGGCGCTAAAGCACCTTCTCGTACTTTTCACAAACCAACCCTGTTAGAAGTAAAGGAATATTGTAACGAACGCCAGAACGGCATAGTAGCTGAACAGTGGTACGACTACTACGAGGCCAACGGCTGGAAGGTAGGCCGTAACGCAATGAAGGACTGGAAGGCCTGCATCAGATCCTGGGAGAGAAGAAGACAGGAGGAGCAGGCAAACAAGCCAAAGACGAGGGAACAGGAGATGCACGAGCTCTATTTAAAAGCTCTGGAGGCAGACAGAAAGGAGGCAGAACTTGACAAGGGCGGAAGCAGTGATACTGACAAATCACCTTTTGGAATCTTACCCTTTTAGCAAGGGAGAGAGGGAAGACAAGATAAACATTTTATACAGGACTTATAAAGACTACGACCGGGAGGCTGTAGCATACATACTCAATACGTATCTTGAGCAAAAGCATCCGTTCTATCCAAGCATAGAGGATCTGGAAAAGATCAGAGCCGAGGAGCTTGCGAAGGCAGACTTCGTAGTTAAAGATCCAAGGAACCCTTACTACCTGAGACTGTCTCCGGAGGCAGCCAAAAGAAGACAGGAGAAGATAGACAGGGCACAAGCAATACTTAAGGCACTGAGGCCGAAAGAGAGGCCTTTACTAAAAGAATAACAAGGAGCAACAAATGGTTAACAGACTTATTAAGATCGACAAAACAAAGACGAGGGACAGGATAATACTCTGCATGAAGGAGCAGAGCATAGCTTCCCAGGTAGAGCTTGCAGTAAAAACGCAGATACCGCAAAGCGTACTGTCAAACCTTATGAACGCAAAACGGGACAGGTACTACCTCCGGAACATAGAGCCGATAGCTCAGTACCTGAACGTCAACACGGAATGGCTCGCAGGCAGACCTTATGCCAGGAAAGAGCGGGTAGTCACTCCGGAGGGAACGAGCTTACCGCAGAACAACCTATTCAGGCAGATAAAGGATGTAGAGACACCGGAAGCACAGAAGAGCAAGAAGTACACACTGGAGCAGCTGCTCTTAGCACAGGCTAAGCTCCTGAAGAGCATAGACGAGAACCTAAGGGCATTATTAGAGAAGGAGGCAGAGTAATGGCAGACAACAATAAGTGCTATTTTGAGGGCACGATATGGCAACCACAGACAAAGACAAGCACCAACGGCACCACAACATGGAGCGCTAAGTTAAGTGTTTATAAGAGTAAGGACGAGGCAGGAAAGTACCAGTATACGCAGCTGTTCCTGAGAGCCTACGGAGGCATGGCAGACAAGCTGAGCAAAGAATACAAGGAACGGGACAAGATCGCAGTAAACACCACTTACCGGAGCGAGGAGTGGCAGGGCAAGTATTACAACTTCTTCCAGGTGAACGAGATTGTAGAACCGGAGCCAGTAGTAAACAACAGCCCATATGCACAGAGCTACAGGAGACCAGAGCAACAACCAAAGCCACAGCCGGCGCAGGATCTCTTCACGAAGGAGATACCGGATGCAAGGCCTGTACAGGAAGAGGACGAACTGCCCTTTTAAGGAGGATATATGAGGCTTATAGATGCAGATGCTTTAGAGGATGTATTAGTGAACCACGGCTTTTATTACTGTAATGAGAGCGACTATTCCGACGGAGTGGCATGGGGTTTTCTGTTAGCGAGAGACGATGTGAGAGAAACTCCGACCATAGAAGCAGAGCCGGTAAGACACGGAAAGTGGATATGGGAAGAATGCGTATATAAATGCTCCGAATGTTCTCATAAAGCATACGGAAACATATTAGAGTGCATGGATGGTACATACAAATACTGTCCTAATTGTGGAGCAAGGATGGAGATAGAAGAGAACGAAAGGAAGCGCGCAAATGAGACTAACACAACTATTTAACGAGCTGACTATAGAACCGGCTGCACTCAAAGACGGAGAGCTCAGGAGGTGCCCGTTCTGCAACGGCGAGGCAGAGATCCAGAGCTACATAAACAAGTACTATGTGCGCTGTACCAGGTGCGGAGCACAGATATACAACAACAAGGCAGACACTCCGGAGGTAGCAAGCCTCCAGTGGAACTTAAGATTAGGGAGGTAACAAGTAAGGTGCAAGAAGTAGTATATAAAGCCTGTATCCCTTTACAGCCGATAACTAAGAAGAACAGCCAGCAGATCTACATTAATGCCAGGACTAAACGTCCTTTTGTGTCTCAGAGCGAGGCTTACAAGAAGTACGAGAGGTCCTGCAAAGAATACCTCAATATAACAACAACAAAGACGAAAATATCAAACATTTTAAGTGACATAATAACGACCCCAAAAATTGCGGATACTGCAGGCCTACCGATTAGCTACCCTGTAAACATACAGGCTATATACTACCGAGGCGACAGGCGAAGGGTAGACCTTCCAAACCTCCACGAGGCACTGTGCGACATACTGGTAAAGCACGGCATACTGGAGGACGACAACTTTAATATCGTCGCAGGGATGGACGGGAGCAAGGTACTTTACGATAAGGAGCATCCGAGGACGGAGATAACTATAACCAAATTGGAGGCGGAGTAATGAGACAATATCAGTATGATATAGGACAGGTAAAGGCGTACTTACGCAAAGCCTGGGACATAAACGTACAGATAGAGCATTATCAAAACGAGATCCGGAGACTGAAATACCTAAGAGACAGCATTGTTAAACCTCTCACGGATGGAGGACGGAGTAACCTTCCCGGAGATCCTACCGGAAACATAGCAATAACGATACAGGAAAAAACGGCAAAGCTGATGGACAAGCTTGTAGATCTGGAGAACCAGAGGGACGACATAGAGACATATATACTCGTCTCAGATCTAACGCCGAGACACAAGGAAGTACTGCTTAAGAGATATGTGGAGCTTAAGAGCTGGGACAAGATATGCAAGGAGATGATCTACAGTGAGAACCACCCGAAGAAGCTACACGCTCAGGCAATCAACTATTTAGCAGAGGACTGGAGGAAAGATAAGGGCATTTAATTTGGATACGAAATGATACTTTTGTGTGTGCTAAAGTGATACCGTGCAAAACGATAGAGTTAAAGCACGATAAACCTTACTTGCTCCTTAAAACACTAACTAAGCGCAGTTAACAGCTGTGCTTTTTTAGTGCGAGCAATTTTTTACACGGAGGCACCAATGGTAAGCAGAGGCACGACACCAACCTACAGACTGATATTACAGGATACAACTATAGACCTGGCCGAAGCTAACGATGTTTATGTTACCTTCGCAGACGGCAAGTACAACAAGATCATAGAAAAGACAGGCTCAGATCTGTACATAGACGGCAACGTAGTAGAAATCTTCTTAACACAGGAGGAGACCCTGAAGCTTCCAGCAGGCGAGCTTTTAGTACAGATCAACTGGACTTATCAGGAAGGCACGACAACAAAGAGAGCTGCTTCTCAGATAGTGAGGACCACAAGCGCAAGGAACCTTAAAAACGAGGTGATCTAATGATCCAGGACGCAATTATAGTGCCTATGGCTCTGGAGGAGCAAAGCCTGATACTTCCGGTACAGCTGATGCCGGAGAACGAAGAGTATCAGGTAGGCCTTGAGACTGAAATAGTCCAGGGCGAGCGAGTGGAGTACTACGAAGGACCTTACAGCTTCACACCTTCAGCACAGGCACAGACAATACCTGTAAACCACCTGATGGCTTCACAGGACATAACCATAGAGCCTGTACCTCAGCAGTACGGGCTCATAACTTATAACGGCAGTACCATAACAGTAAGCTAAGGAGTATGTATTATGGCACAGAATGTAGTAATTAACGGAGTAACCTATAGCAACGTTCCAGAGGTAGACATACCAAAGAGCGGAGGCGGAACAGCTAAGTTTTTCGACACAGCCGATGCGGATGCAACAGGAGCAAACCTTCTCACGGGCAAGACCGCATACAATGCTTCCGGAGCGATCTCCGGATCTATGGCTAACAACGGAAGCACGAGCGGAACCATAAGCACGAAGGCAGGCACTGTGACAATACCTGCAGGATATACGTCCGGAGGCACAGTATCACTTGCGAGCGCTGCGATCAGCGACCTTACAAGCGCAAACCTCTTGCAGGGCAAGACAGTACTCGGCGTGTCCGGATCTCTGCAAATGCCAAGCATATCACAGGACAGCACCACTAAAATACTAAGCATATCTTAAGGGAGGATCTAATGGCACAGAACATAACACTATTAGGAGCAAGCTATAGTAATGTGCCAGCAGTACAGCTACCTAAGACAGGCGGAGGCACAGCGACCTTTACGGATGTTACAGACACCACGGCAGCTGCTGCGGATGTAGCATCCGGGAAATACTTTTACACTGCTTCAGGAGTAAGGACCGCAGGAACCAACTCCGGAGGCGGAGGAAGCTCCAAGAACGCACAAGCTCACGAGAGCACGACCAGGACAACAAGCACATCCTATACGTCACTGAACAGCTTCACCTGCACAAAGAGCGGGACTTATACCGTTATGTGGTCCACAGTGAGAACCAGCACGAGCGGTACCTGGGGAAGCCAGCTATATATAGGCGGTACAGCTCATGGTTCGGCGCAGACGGGCTCATGGTCTAACCATGTACAAAACATAACCATGACCGGAGTACAGATAAACGCTAACCAGTCAGTGGATGTAAGGGCGAGATCCAGAGGCTCGAACTACTACGCATATGTTCCGCTGGTGACGATCATAGAGGAAGACTGATGGCTAAGGAGTTTAGCTATGACTTCTACCACAGCAAGGAATGGCAGAAGACCAGAGACCTTGTAATACAGAAGAGGCACGGACTTTGCGAGAGGTGCCTTGCAAAAGGAATTATTAAGACCGGAAACACTGTGCATCATAAGATTGAGCTAACGCCGGAGAACATAAACGACCCGAGGATTAGCTTAGGTTTAGATAATCTGCAGCTGCTCTGCAGGGACTGCCACGCAGACGTGCACAGAAAGTGGAAGGGTAGCGACCGGTACGAGCTCGACGAGTGGGGCAACGTCGTTTACCAGGAGTAAACCGGCGGTAAACTATGTTTACCAGCAGTAAACTCTCGGTTTAGCCCCCATAAACCGAGGCCTCAACCGACCCCAGAAAGACCGGCGCAGGAAGAAAGAAAGAACTGAGATTAATTTTTTCAGACCATTTTAGGAGCAAGCAATGGGAAAGAAAGACAGACAAGCTCAGTACTTCGAGGAACTTAACAAGCTTTTTACCGGACTTCCGGATAAGAAGCGCAGACTTGTAGACGAAGCCCTTGAAAAGATGGCTTATCTAAAGGCTGAGATGGGAGAACTCGAGGAAGAGCTAAAAGAATACGGACGAATAGAAGAAGGAGCACACGGGACAAAGGTATCAGCAAGGGCAATCCTTTACCAGGGATACCTGAAGACTTATGTAAGCTGTGTTAAGACACTGCTTAAGGAAGTACCGGAGGAAGTAGAGCAGTCAAAGCTGGAGGCCTTCCTGAATGAAGGATAACAACTACATACTGCAGTACTACCAGGCAATCAGTGACGGTTCAGAGAACGTAGGCAAGCTAATAAAGCTCGCTTATGAGTATGTACTGGATGGACTACAGGACCACAGCTTTTACTACAACCATAAGAAGGCAATCAGGCCTATCCGGTTTATGGAGAGCTTTGTACATCATAGCAAAGGCAAGACCGGACTATTAAAGCTGGAGCTCTGGCAGAAGGCTTTCCTGAGCTGTGTATTTGGCTTGGTAAATGGCGAGGATCTGAGACAGTTTAAAGAGATCGTACTGAGTACGGGTAGGAAATCCGGCAAGACTTTACTTATATCCGGCATAGCGGACTACATCCTGTACTGCGACGACGACTACGGAAAAGAGATCTACTTCACGGCTACCAAGAAAGAACAGGCGGAACTCTGCTACAGTGCCTTTTACCAGACAATACTTAAAGAACCGGAGCTCCGTAGACTGATAATGAAGCGCAGGAGCGACGTGTACCTACCAAGCACCAACAGCTCCGCAAAGATGCTAACCTCGAATTATGCTACCGCCGACGGGCTTAACTCTTCCCTCAATGTCTGCGATGAATATGCAGCCTGGAGAGGAACGCAAGGCCTGAACCTGTACAGCACACTAACGAGTGGAACGCTTTCCAGGAAGGAACCGCTCACCATTGCGATAAGCACGGCGAACAGAGTAAACGACGGAGTATACGACACGCTATATACGAGATCCACAAGGCTCCTGATGGGAGGCTCTGAAGAAACAGCCTTCCTGCCCTTTATCTACCAGATAGAGGACCTGAGCAAATGGAACGACATAAACGAGCTTAAGAAGGCAAACCCTAACTTAGGAGTGAGTATTCCGGTAAAGACCATACTGGAGGAGATACAAAAAGCCGAGGGAGATCCTCAGGCAAAGAATGAGTTTCTTGTTAAGGTAGCAAACGTCAAGCAAAACGCAAGTACTGCCTGGATCTCTACGGCAGACATTAAGAAGACAGAAGGCCACCACCTGAAGCTCGAGGACTTTAAAGACAAGTACTGCGTAGTAGGCATAGACCTCTCGCAGACAACGGACTTAACGAGTGCCTGCGTTGTGGTAGAAGACAAAGGCAAGATAAACATAATAAGCCACTTCTGGCTACCGAGTGCAAGGATAGAAGAGGCAATACTGAGAGATCAGGTGCCTTACGACAAGTACATAGCTCAGGGAATAATGGACACCTCCGGCGAGAACTATATCGACTACGAGGACGTCTTTAACTGGGTAATGGATCTAAGACTGAAGTACGACATATACCCGCTCTTCATAGGGTACGACCGCTACAGTGCACAGTACCTGGTAAAGCAACTTAGCCAGGTTTACCAGTGCGAGGACGTTTACCAGGGCGACAACCTGTACCCGATAATGCTTGAGCTTGAGGGCCTCATAAAGGACGGCCGAATAAATATAGGCGACAACAACCTCCTAAAGATGCACCTCTTAAACTCCGCTATCAAGATAAGCGAGGAACGAGGCAGAGGGCGACTGGTAAAACTGAACCCGAAGCTACACATAGACGGCACAGCTGCACTGCTCTGTGCAATGACAATGAGAAACAAGTACTACTTGGAGTATGAACCGCAATTCAAAAACGAGGACTAATTAATGGGACTTTTTGACAATCTGTTTAAAAGACGAGAGAACGCTAAAGCTCTTGAAAAGCTCCGCTCAGAGTTTGGAGTATTCACTGCTTACAGGCCTGCTTTTAAGACCTGGAACGGAGCGCTTTATGAAAACGAGCTTGTAAGGGCAAGCATAGACACTATAGCAAGGCACGTAGCAAAGCTGAAGATAGAATACAGAGGCTCTGCAAACAGTGACTTGGTAAACAGGCTTAAGAAGGGTATCTGCCCTTTTATGACAGACTCACAATTCCTGTACAAGATGGCGACTACCCTTTATATCAATAACACCTGCTTTATAGTGCCTGTCTATGACAACGACTTTAAGATCATAGGCTACTATCCTACGATCCCTGAGCACTGGGAAGTTAAAGAGCTCGAGGGCAAGCCCTGGCTGGTAATGTACTTCGACGAAGGCAAGGGCTACAGGAAGAGCGAAAACAAGGGAGCCGTACCGATAAACGAAGTAGGCATACTCACAAGGTACCAGTACAACAGCAAGTACTTCGGAGACGACAAGAGCGGACTGGATGAGACCATGAAGCTTATAGATCTCCAGAGGCAGGCTGTAGCTGAGAACGTGAAGAACGGAGCTACGTACCGCTTCTACGCTAAGAGCTTAAGTGTTCTGAAGACTGACGACCTGAAGAAGGAAAGGCAGCGCTTCACTGAGCAGAACCTGCAGAGCTCGAAGGAGAACGGAGGCGTGCTTCTCTTCCCGAGAGACTACGACGACATAAAGCAAATAGAGAACAAGCCGTACAGCATAGATGCAGAACAGCAGAAGCTAATCAAAGACAATGTTTACGACTTCTACGGAGTTAACTCCAACGTCATACAAAACAAGGCGACCAGCGACGAACTGGACGCCTTTTTTAATGGCTGCATAGAGTGGATCTCGATACAGGCCGGAGAGGTCCTCCGGAACCTGATCTTCAGCTACAAGGAACGCAGTTACGGCAACGAGGTACTGCTCTTGGCTAACAGACTGCAGTACATGAGCGCTAACCAGAGGCTCGAACTCAGCAAGGACTTACTCGACAGAGGAATCTTAAGCATAAACGAGGCAAGGGAGATTCTGAATCTCTCACCGATAGAAGACGGAGACGTCTACTTCATCAGAGGCGAGTATTACACCGTAGGAGACAAGATAAACGGAGGCACAGAGAATGGAACAGAAGATAACGAGAACGCTTAACTTTGACATGAACACCGAAGAGGTAGAAACAAAGGGAAGAATAACCGGAAGGCCTATAGTCTATAACTCGCTTACAGACATAGGCTATTTTTATGAGCAAATCGCACCAGGCGCCTTAGATCACACGGACCTGAGAGACGTTAGGCTCCTAATAAACCACGATACAAGCAGGATACCTCTTGCAAGATCCAGACGAAACAACGAAAACAGCACAATGCAGTTAATACCTGTAGTGGAAGGTATGGACTTCAGGGCAGATATTGACATAGAGAACAATGCCGAAGCGAGAGCTCTCTACAGCGCAATAGAGAGAGGAGATATATCCGGCATGAGCTTTATGTTCATTATAGACGGCGAGGAATGGACCGACCTTGATACCGATAAGCCAACGAGAACTATAACAAGCATCTCCAAGGTGTACGAGATCTCGGCCGTAACTTTCCCAGCCTACGAAGACACAAGCATTAACGTACAGAGAAGCCTTGACAACGAAGCGCTGGAGAGCGCCAGAGCAACTCTGGAGAGAGAAAAAGAGGCAAAGAGACAGTTAGAGCTTGCAAAAGCAAAGCTGAGGCTACAGCTTCAGCTGGAAAGGTAAAAACTATGGACGAAAAAATAAGAGACATAGACCAGAGACTCGAAGAGATCCGCTCCCTCGACATAGCAGCTATGGACGACCAGGCAGAAGTAGAAAAGCTTACTGCTGAAGCCAAAGAGCTTAACGAAAAGAGAGCAGCACTCGTAGAGGAAAGAAAACAGGCAGAGGCAAAAGTACTTGCTGCTGCTGAAGTAACAGAAGAACACGAAAACAGAGAGGCAAAACCAGATATGGAAAACACAATTACAAGAAACTCACCAGAGTACATTAACGCATACGCAGAAGCAATCAAGACAGGCGACGACAAAGAGCTCCGTTCACTTCTTACAGAGAACGTACAAAACGGCACAGTAGCTGTTCCAGACGTTGTTGCTGGCTTTGTCAAAGAAGCATGGGAAAGCAATGAGATCTGGAGAAGAGTACCAAAGACATTCCTTAAAGGAAACTACAAGATCCAGTATGAGGTCAATGCTCCTATAGCTATAGCACATACAGAAGGAACAGATCCTATTTCAGAAGAAAATCTTCAGCTTGGTATCGTAGAGCTTCAGCCTGTTTACTTCAAAAAATACGTAAAAGTAAGCGACGAGGCACTGAGCCTCACCGGAGAAGCATTCCTTCAGTATATCTATGCAGAGGTCACAGACAGAATTATTGCTGCGATCATAAATGCATTACTGAACGACATCGTGCTGTCAGCTGATGAGGATGCAACTGGTATCCCACATTCAGCTGTAATCCAGGGAGCTATTGCTAATACAGACGTTATCAACGCTCTTGGACAGCTCAAGGGCGAGCTGAGGGATGTTGTCGTTATGACATCAAGATCAGCTTACGCACAGTATAAGGCTCTTCAGTTTGCAGCTGGATACGCTATAGACATCTTCGACGGTCTCGAAGTACTCTTTACCGACCAGCTCCCAACAGGAATAAGAGCTATCGTAGGATCTCTCAGAGACGGCGCACACGCTAACCTGCCTAATGGTCCAGAAGTAGAGTTTAAGATTGATAGCACATCTCTTGCTCTTACATCAGCTGACATGGTAGGTATTCTTGGCAGGCTGTTTGTAGGTGTAGGCGTTGTAAGAGACGGAGCTTTCTGCGTGATCGCTGATGCTTCTGGGGATGATGGCGAGTAATCTGATATGAAAGTAATACTACCAACCGGGCAGACACTCACGACCGATGACAAGACAGCACAGCAGATGATCGCCTGCGGTCTTGCAAAGTCAAAAGAGGAGAAGCCAAAGGCAGAGCCTAAAAAGGCAACAAAGAAGAAGACAACCAAGAAAGCGAGTAAATAAGCAATGTTAGAACTGGTAAAGACAGCACTTAGAATAACAACAACCGCATACGACACCGAGCTTACAATGCTCATACAGGCAGCACTAAAAGACTTAGGCCTTGCTGGAGTTATGGACGATCTGCTTGTCGACACCAGCACAGACCCGCTTATAAACCTTGCAGTAACTATCTTTGCTAAAAGGCACTTCAGCCGAACAGCACCCGCAGAGTATGAAGCACTGGAGCAGAGCTACCTTTCCTTTAAGAGCCTGCTCCGGAGCTCCACCGGGTATACAAACTGGGAGGCATAATGGACACAGTAATTAACTTAATTACAGAGACTATAGGCACGGACGAGATAGGCAACCAGACAGTAACAGAGACCTCTAAACAGGTCTTTGCTACTGCTAAGCCTATTAACCAGAATGAGTTTTTCAGTGCCAGGACTACAGGCATTAACCCTGCGGTTAAGATGCTTGTATTCTTTGGCGACTACGCAGGCGAGGAGCTCCTGGAGTGGAACGGGCAGAAGTATAACATCTACCGCACATACCTCCGGGAAGACGACATAATAGAGCTATACGCAGAGAGGCACATAGGGCAACAGTAATGGCATACAGGTTTCCTAAAGCAAAACACAAGAAGCGGTATGCAGTTAAACCTGAAGAGCTGGGAGAAGCTGTAGGCGAGATCCTCGGCATTTATTCTGAGGAAGTAACCAAGAACACGAAGGAAGCCGTAACAACAACGGCCGACGACACGGTTAAGCTTCTTAAGGATACAAGCCCTCGGGAAAATGCAAGCTTCCCAAGAGTATATAAAACCGTTATGGGAACCAAGTATTACGATGGCTGGACAGCTACGCAAGCTTATGACAGTACACTCGAGCGAAGAGTAGCAGTACATAACGCTACCGACTACCAGCTCATACACTTACTCGAATGGGGACACCAGAGACGAGGCCTGCACTTTAAGAGCGGTTTCGTTCCGGCAAAGCCCCACGTAATGCCTGCCTACGAAAAGGCACAGGAAGAACTCACAAAGGCCGTAAAGGAGGCTATCGAAAATGCAAATACAAGCACTTAAAACGCTACTTGATACACTTAATTATCCGGTAGCTTATCAGAGGTTTAGAAGAGCTGTAGACCCTCCTTATATCGTCTTTGAGTTTGCCTACACGAACAACTTTAAGGCAGACGACACAGTCTACCGGGTAAGGCCGAGATACTCAGTGTACCTTTACACGAGCCTTAAAGACCCGGAGATAGAGGAGCAGATAGAACAGCTCTTTCAGGACAATTACATAGTCTGGGACAAGACGGAGACCTTTTTAGCAGACGAAGAACTAACGCAAATCATATACACGATATACGAGAGGTAATTTAAATGGCTAAAGTACAGTTTGGCTTAAGAAACGTATATATCTCAAAGATAACAGAGAGCACAGATGCACAGACAGGGGAAGTAACCATATCCTATGGCACTCCTTTTGCACTTCCAGGCGCTGTTAACTTATCACTCAGCCCGGAGGGCGACGAAAATATCTTCTACGCTGACGACACTAACTACTACACAGTCAGCACCAACGCAGGATACTCAGGCACCCTTGAGATCGCTATGATCACTGATAAGTTTGCAACTGATATCTTAGGATATATAAAGGACCAGAACGAGCTTCTTGCAGAGAGCAAGGACGTACAGCCTGCAAGTTTCGCTATGATGTTTGAAGTACAGAGCGATGCAAAGGCAAGGCGTTACTGCTTCTACAATGTGAAGCCAGGCAGAGCAGAAGTAAACGCAAACACAATAGAAGAGAGCGCAGAGGTACAGACCGCTACACTCGACATTACAGCTGCAGCTGCAAAGGATACAGGATACGTAAAGGTATCCACAACAGAGAGCACACCAGATACAGCTTACAACCAGTGGTTTACAGCTGTACCGACAGTGACACCGTAACGGAGAGGAGAGCTTTTTGCTCTCCTTTTTTTCCATATAGGAGCAAGGAATGGAGAAAACAGTAACAATAAACGGCAAGCCTACAAGACTTAAGGCTTGCGCTATGAACTTGCTTATTTATCAAAGCGAGTTTAAGGAGGACATATTCAAAGCCAAATCCGAGTTTTTAAAGGCTCTGGATGGCAACGCCTTCGACCTGAGCAAGGTAAACAGCGTTGCCCTGGCTAAAATGGTATGGACCTTAGCAAAGACAGCAGACAACACCCTACCGGACTTCAATACCTGGATGGCAGAGTTAGAGGAGCTTCCGGTAGTAGAACTATACACAGAAAACAGCGAACTGTTCTACAGCAATATGTTTGAACAGAGCGATATAGCGGGAAGCAGTAGTAAAAAAAAAGAGGAGACCGTAAGCGAGACATAAGCACTATAAACCTACTGGCTGCAGCTCTCTCTAACGGCTTCACAGTGAACGACTTCTACAGCTTGACGATAGGCCAGATACTGGACTGCCTGAAAGAGTTTATCCCTCCGGAGGACAGGATCTACAAGGCCTCACAGAACGACATAGACTTACTCTAAAGGTAAAACAATGGCAGATCAAATCAAGGGTATTACAATACAAATCGGCGGAGACGTACAGCCACTAAACCAAGCTTTAGCTGAGGCAGCCAGAAATGCCATGGCTTATGGCAAGAAGCTCGGCGAGATCAACCAGAAGTTAAAATTAGATCCTAAAAATGTAGAGCTCCTGACAGAGAAGCACAATCTGTTAACAGAGGCTATTGCTACCAACAAGGAACAGCTTGCAGGTGTTAGAGAAGCAATAGCGAATACTCTTAACGGAAAGTTTGGCAAGGCTACAGAGGAACAGCTGGATGCTTTACGCCGTATGGAGGCTAACCTCGTAACAGAAGGCGAAAACCTCAACGTAGAGCTCGAAAACACTAACAAAGCTATGGCTTCATTAGGAGAGGAAAGCGATGACGCCGGAGACTCCATGGAGGATATGAGCGAAGATGCAGCAGGCGCTTCTGAGAACGTAAAGAAGGTAGGAGAAGCTGCAGAAGATGCTTCTATAAGCCTTGCCGACGTAGCAAAGCTTGCTACACTCTTCGGAGCTATTGCCACCGGAGCAGCTAAGCTTATTGACAGTGGCGAACTGGGAAAGGTAGCCAAGAACATAGGCATTACCTTGCCTGACGCATATAGCGAGCTTAAGGAAAGCATAGACGAGACACACAAGAGCACGGGCAAGCTCTTAGATCAGGTTAAACAGAGCAAGCGTGATACACAGACACAGAGCCAGCTTATAGGCATACAGGCAGCCGAGGTAGAGAAGCTTAACAAACAGCTTCAGGAAGAGATCCAGAACGGACAGACAAACACTACCACAAGGCAGAGGCTTAAACAACAGGTTGACCTCCTTAACACTTCCTTAGGAGAAGAAGTAATACAGCTGAACGAAGAGAACGGCCTTATATCTACCAACGGGAACTACTGGCAGCAGAAGGTAGAACAGACCAAAGCCTACGTACTGATGCAGGCCGACCTCGAGAATATGCAGAACCTCTGGGTACAGGAGGCTCAGATCCAGGCGGACCTCGATGCAATTAACCAAAAGATCGCTAACGGGGAGAGAGGCATAGGCACAAGCCTTGAGTACAAGAGGCACCAGCTGGAACTTGACCTTGCAGCAGTACAGGAACAGACCCGTAACGCAGAGGAAAACTACCAGAAGCAGGCCGATGCTTATACAGAGCTTGGAGACACCGAGGTACAGGTTAACACTTATGTACTCCAGCAGATGGAGGAACGCCGTAAGAAGAGCGCCGAGATCAACAAGCAGATCTACGACGACCAGGCTAACTACAATAAGAAGCGTGTAGACGATGCAACCGAGACAGAGAAGAAGATAACGGCCAAGACCGATATAAGCCTTCAGGATCGTATCCAGAATATGATAGACAACCAGAAGGCAATAGAGGATTACGAGACCAACATACAGAAGCTCATAGATCATGCAAACAGCATACAGGACGAGCACGAAAGAGAACGCTGGCTCCTTATGATAAAGAGCCTTCAGGACCGCAACGAGGTAACAATGGGTACCGCTCAGCAGTTAGTGGAAGACCTCGACAAGTACGGCGGAGAAGGAGCTCAGGCCTACGTAGACGCCTTCAACGACGGCATTAAGGAAGGCCACATAGACCAGGTATTTACTAATGCTTTCGGCAAGGTAGTTACCATTGCTTCACAGTACGGGCAGAGACTAAAAAAGGCGTTAACGATAACCTTTGATGTGAAGACCGGACAGACGAGCACCAGCAGAGGAAACATAAAGGTAACGGCATTTGCTCAGGGCGGTATCGTAACAAAGCCTACCAACGCACTCGTAGGTGAGGCAGGACCTGAAGCTATCATACCTCTTGACCGCTTAGGAGACATTATCCGGAGCGCTCTTGCTTCCAACAGACCGACCGGAGGCAACTACACAATGAACGTATACCCAAGAGACATGACCGGAGCGCAGCAGGATGCATTGCTTAATAAGTTTAACAGGATGTTAGGCGGAATGACACCGAGGGAGAGCATTTAATATGGACGTAAGAAAAGTATACTTTGTAAACCAAGACGGAGACCGCATTAACTGCCTGCTCAGAAGCTCCTTCTTTAACGACCTGCAGGGCTTAGGCTTCGCTAATGAGTATAATATGCTTTCTCCTAAAGACGGCTTTTATACCATAACAGAACAGCAGACGGTACAGCCGAGCATATCAGGCATAATATCCTTCATAGACAGGAAGACCGCATACAAGGACTACAGGACCTTAACAAGCTGGATAAACAGAGCAACGGAGCTGAGCATAGCATATGCTCCATACGACAACATAGAGTACTTCATAGACGTAGCTATAGACAGTGTGAGCAAGGGAGAGCTCGATACCGGAGGCTATCTCTCCTGCGACATATCCTTCTTAGCATTAACCCCTTGGTACAGTGCAAACCCCGCTACTCTTTCCTTTGACGAGAGCATACTGCACGGCATAAAGAGGTACGACTATAACTACTCTTATAAGTACGGCAACACTACCACACCGGGAGAGCTGGACTTCACAGTATCCGGCGACTACGACGCTGCTATTTACTTCGTAGCTCAGGGAGGGCTGGAAGATCCTGTACTAACACTACTAAACAAGAGCACGGGAGCAATTATAGGGCAGGTGGATCTAACAGGCCTGACAGTAAACGATAATCAGCAGTTAGTCTTTGCAACGACAAAAAAGCGTAACGGGATCTGGATAAAGGAAGGCACGAACTATACCGACATAATAGACCAGGTAATACTTACGCCTGGCGTAGAGGTGTTCTTCAATGCCCCTCGTAACACGGACCTAACGATACGCTTCACTGTCTCCGGAACGCTGCAGACAGCCACGAGCCTTACGCTTTATGAGTACTACAAGACGAGGTAAAGCCAATGAAGGTATACATCAAAGACAGAGAGACCTTTAGTACAAAGGCTGCGCTCGACTGCTATAGTTACACTCTTGTAAAGAGCATATATACTGACCTCTCGGAGCTTGTCACAGAGTACAGCGATCAGGCAGAGCTTGGCGACATCCTCATAGACAACAAGGGATACCTTGGAGTTATAAGCGACCTCGAGAGAGAGGACAAGGGAAGCCTTGCGATTAAATGCCAGGACATAAGTACACTCTTCAGCAGAAGCATAATATATCAGGGCGATGCAGATAACATAAACGCAGAGAACTACCTCGAGCAGTATCTTTACGAGCAGTACGGCGGAGATCAGAGCGACCCGTTCTACCAGCTCGCTTATATAAGCGTAGACAGACAGACAAGTACTACACCCTGCATACCTGACACGGAAGAAGGCCTCTGGAACTGCAAGAGCTATATATCCCGTATTAGAAGACTGTACGGGATATATACAGACTTCGAGGCAAACAACCTCGACGGAAGGCCTGTACTGAAGGTAACAATAGCTCGGAAACAGTTAGATCCTAAACGAGTATTTACCACTAACCGCAATGTAGACATAACAGAGGAGACCTTCTCTAATACCACAATAGCTAAGATTACGGCCTACACAAGAGGCGATACTCCCACGGCTAATAACTACTACATGACGAGCTCCGGAACCTACACGACCAACCCTAACGACCCTAACAGGATCTCCGGAGACTGGGAGTACCTGGAGATCCAGGAGGGAGAGAGCGAAGCAGAGCAGGTCCTTAACAAGTTTAAGGAAAATACCTACTCGCACAAGATAAGCTTTATCGTGCCGGAGAACGAGGCAAGGTACGACTTCTACGACCCTGTAGTAGTAGAGCTTAGATCTCAGTACTATGACAGCTACATTGCTAAGAAGATAAAGCACGACAACGGAACTATAGAGTATGTTTGCGGAGAGCTTCGCACAAGCTTGACGGACAAAATAAACAAGACATTATAAGGAGACTTTAAACAATGGCAATTAAAGGCGCTACTTTTGACTTACAGACAGTGCTTGCGAAGTACGACGGAGCTATGTATAACGCACTGAGCAACAACCATAACGGGTATGTATCCTGGACAGGCGCAGGCAATCCTATCACCTTTACAGATACAAACGTCTTAACACTTAAGAACGGCTATATACTTATACACGGCAGGCTTATCGTAGTAGACGGAGCTACAGACATTATACTAAATCCTGGCTCAAGCATAAGCTCCGGAGACGGCAGACTTGTACTGCAGATTGATACCAGCAAGACCAACACACAGACAGTACTTAACCAGGTAGAGATACTGCAGGAATACAAGGCTACCAGTGCTTCCTGGAGAGCACTCTCTACAGACGACATAAACGCACTGAGCACCGGAGTTTATGAAGTGCAGCTGTGCCACTTTACCGTGGCTAACGGCACAAGCTCCGGAGTGCAGATAGATATAAGCACAGATACCATTATAGGAAACCTGCAGGCAGACATAGAGACACTGGCAGACAACCTTGAGAATGCTTTTCCGGTATCCATTGATAGAGGAGGCACCGGAGGAACAAGCAGGCTTGCAGCACAGAGGAACCTTATGCTCCCAGCATCAAACAACACCACTCTAATTGAAGGCACCTCTGCTCAAATTGGGGCAATGGGTCTCTCCGTTTGCTATTATAATAAAGCACAATACACCGGATCGCATCCGGAGGCATTGCCAACTAATTGGGGTGTGCTTGTTTCTTTTTGTAATACATATAACGATGAATGGCACCAGTTCTGGCTACCACAAGGTGGAGGCAATATGTATAGGAGGAGTGGTAACAGCGCCTCAACTCCTTCTGCTGTAACATGGACTAAAATGCCTAACAGCCCAGTTCCGATAGCAGACGGAGGAACCGGAGCGACCACATTAAATAGTGCGCAGACCAGCCTCGGCATATTTACTGGCCTCGGAACGATCATTCCTTCAGGGTCAGATCTGAACAATTACACAACAATAGGGATCTACTCCGTCAATTCTTGGAATAATGCACAGAACATAGCAAATATCCCTGAGAAAAATGCTGGTAAGCTCATAGTCTTCAACACCATAGGAACAGACACTACAGCCTTGGGACAGCTCTACATCACACATGGACATAACCATGTGTATTATCGTAATAGAGCCTCGTCAGCATGGAATGGCGAGTGGGGACTTATTGGTGCCGGTGACATTATGAAGGTAACATATCAGAACGAGGCTCTGACCGGACTACAAGCAAAGCAAATGGCTGTTGACTCATTAACGAAGCTAAGAGGCTCAAACTTTGGTGTTGTTACACATGGGAATAGATACATAACATTAGAACCCGGGCTGTACAGAATACATACTAATTTTAGAGCTAATCCGGGAGCAAACGGATTCATAAAGACTTGCTTAAAGATTGGTAATACATCAACACTATTTGTAATTACAGACCAGTTTTATGCTGGAGCTGGATGTGGCACAAATGCAAGTATTATAGGAGTTAATGCAACAGATGTGATCAAGATCACAGCAAACACCAGTATATATTTCCTTGTAATGAGCCAAAACAACACAGACGGATGCGAAGGCTCACTGACGATTGAGAGGCTTGGATAATGGTATACAGTAAGCAGGTAACAGAGCATTTTAAGAAGCTCTATGATGCAGGAGCCCTTTATGTTTGGAGCTTTAACTGCCAGACAATAGACAGTCAGAGCATAGACAAGGCTATAGCTTCACACAAGGGCGACAAGCACTACAACAAGGCATACTACGAGGCAAAACTGAAGGAAGGCGAAGGGAAGCCAGGAGCAGACTGCTCCGGCTCCTTTTATCCTGTTTCCGGCTTCGACACCACTGCTCAGGGATACTACAACCGCTGTATCCTCAAGGGCAATATAAGTGACATACCTTACAGCAGGCCTTGTATGGTGTTTATCAAAGGTACCCGTAAGATAGATCATATCGGCTGGTACGATGGAGCAGGCCGTGTCTATGAAGCTAAGAACTCTAAGGAGAACTTCAAACACGACAGCCTCAACGCCAGAAGATGGACCTACTACGGAATACCTGACTTCGTAGACTACAGCGACCAGGTACCGGAGGAGAAAACAGTGAACATAGAACTTGACGTATTAAGAAAAGGGAGCAAGGGAGACCAGGTAAAGACCCTCCAGAGATTACTTAAAGCTTTAGGCTTTAGTGTGGGCTTATCCGGAGTAGACGGAGACTACGGCAAGAAGACAGAACAGGCCGTAGTTAAATTCCAAAGCAAGCACAAGCTGACGGCAGACGGAATCGTAGGAGCTAAGACATGGGAGGCACTTCTGAAATGACAAGCATTATATCTTTTAGCATAATAGTCTGGATCTTTTTAGACCGCTTAAAAAAGCTGTGGCAGAGCAACAAGTACTCAAGCATTATTACCAGTGGATTAGCGCTCCTGTTTGGTCTCGCCATAGCTTTTTTATATAATCTCGACTTGGTAGTAGAGCTGGCTCTCTCAGAACAGCCTACGATTTTAGGGCACATCTTTACAGGCCTTGCAATAATGGGCGGGAGCAGCTGCATTAACGAGATCCTGCAAAAGATAGCTAACCCCTTCGACACTGACATAACGGAGGGCGAGTAATGGAAAACGCAGAGATCATAAAGCATGAGGAACAGATAAAGACCTTGTTTAGCTCTGTTGCCGACATCAAAGAAGAAGTAAGCAAGATACACGACTTAACAGCACAGATAGCTACTATCTCTGCGCAGATCGAGAACCTAAGCAAGAGGCTCTTGGATAATAACAACCTCTTAGAGCGACAGATAGAGGCGACTACTCAAAGGGTACGCTCCTTGGAGGAAGACAGGTCCTTTAAAGCTAAGTATATCTGGCAGACTGTAGCAGGTACGATCATAGGAGCTTTAGTAGGATACTTAGTTAACCTTATGTTGAAATAACCAGGGCTTGAACAGGCCTATCGCATACCTCCTTTCTTTTTATTAGCCCTCAACCACCAGAGGGCGGAGAGCCGGGATTTTTTCAGGATTTTTTTTGCCCGGCTCTTTTTTTTGTGTCCGGTTTTGCAGTAAACGTGTCCGGTTTTGTGTCCGGTTTTTCTGTGAAAAAGGCATCTCAAATGTGATTTTTAGATAACAAAACAAAGACAATAAAAGCATCAAAAAAGCCTTTAGTAAAGCTGTTTTCCGCTCTGCTAAAGGCTTTTTGTTTTGGTGCGATCGATGGGACTTGAAC